AATTCGGCACAAGACAACGCAAATGGCGAGGTTGAGGAATCACTTAAAAGTGAAATCTCAAACTTAACTAATGAGTATCTTGAAAAGAATGATAAAATGCAAAAGAGAATGGATATTATCGAAATGGCAGCTAAAAAAAATGCCGTAGATAGTAAGCCAATGGACTTCAAATCTGCAATTAAAGATGCGATTGATGGAGGTGCTATTGATGGACTTAGAAAAGGTCAATCAAGGGCTTCATCATTTGAAGTAAAAGCTGATATGACAACTGGTGCAGATTATACTGGTGAGGTTATTGGGGCAACAAGAGTACCTGGATTCAAATATGATCCAAGTAATGCAGTACACGTAAGACAAATTGTACCTGTAGGAACTACAAATTCTGATTTAATCAGATATGTAAAAGAAAGTGCTTATACACAAGGTGCTGCTGCTACGGCAGAGGGTGCTGCTTTAGGTCAAACAGATTTCAACTTAACTGCTGAAACTGCACCTATCGAAACTATTGGTACTTACCTAAGATTATCAAGACAAATGATGGAAGATACTGAACAATTAAGTTCATATATTTCAGCAAGAGTTCCAAATAAACTTATGGCAGTAGAAGATGACCAACTTTTAGGTGGTAATGGTACTGCACCAAATCTTCACGGATTAAGAAATACGGCTACAGTATGGAGTACAGGTGCATCAGGTTTTGGTGCTGCTGACTTTGCTAACCCACAACAATTTGATGTACTTATAACTGCATTAAACCAAGTGGCAAAAGCTAACTATACTTCAGATGGTATCTTATTAAACCCAACTGATTTCCACAAAATACTTACTCTTAAAGATTCTGACAACAGATACCTTAAAGATCAAGTATATCAAGGACTACAACCAACATTTATGGGAGTACCTGTAAGAATCTCAACTGCAATGGCAGAGGGAGAGTTCATCGTTGGTAATTTTAGTCAAGCTGCACAGATTTGGCAGAGAGAGAACATTAGTGTTGAATTCTTCGAGCAAGATTCTGATAATGTTCAAAAGAACTTTATAACAGTTAGAGTTCAAGAAAGATTAGGTTTCACAACTTATCTTCCAAATGCTCTATGTAGAGGTTCATTCGCAACAGTCATTGCTGCTCTATAATCATTAGAGATTATATTATTAAAGGGGGGTTTTTATACCCCCTTTTTTTTTACACTATATCCCAAAGTTTCTTGTCATTCAAACCATTCTTTGCTTGTTTGAACTCATAAGAACTTGGCTTCGGACCTCTTACTTCGCAATAGTGTCCAGTAATAAGGATTTTTTCGAGTTCTTTAAAATTAACTTTCATACTGCCAATATATAAAAAAATATTAATAATGTAAAAAATATTTGCATATAATAAATATATTGCTTTACTTTGAACAAAATTAGAAAATATGAATAAAAAAGAAATAGTAGAATTTTTAACATTTGCGAGTTTTATGATCTTAGGTATTGCAATATTCTTTTGTTTATGGTCAGTATCTGTAATATTTAGTGTCTAATGAAAAAGATATATAAAGCAACCCAACAAGATGTTAATATGCCCGTTGATGAGCAACTGCAAAAAAGAGTGCTTAAATATTTGTGTTGGGGATTGGGTATGTTTTTATTTTGGTCAATTATGTTTGTGAACTTTTTATTTTGGTTGTTTAGATAATGGCAGCAAATAAAAAAATAGCACCAAAAATAATGAAGATAATATCTATGAATTGGGATATTAAAGATGTTTCGCAAGACACTTATTTTAAGGTTTTAAGTTATGCTTATGGAATAGAAGATGTAATAATTGAAAGTAAAAAGAAAAAAGATGGAACACTTAGAAATTGAAAGATATCAAAGAGAAGAAATAGAAACAAAGGAGTGTTTAAATTGTGGTATTGAGTTTAAAAGCCACATTGATATTCCTAAACAATATTGTTCTGTAGTGTGTTATGTAGCACATTAGAATAATTTTTTTTTCATATTAGTTAGTTTTATTAGTCAAGTGGTTAATTTCGGTTAGCCACTTTTTTTGTAACTTTATTTTTGTGGATAGCAATTCCAAAGGTTGTATTGCTGAATATAAGTTCGGTATTGAATGTCTTAAAAGAGATATAAATATATCTTATCCACTAATGCACACTTCTGTTTATGATTGTATCGCTGACACAGGAGGTAATATGTATCGCATACAAATCAAATCATCATTTCAAGATTTTCAAAGAAATAGAAAAACTGTCCACGTACAATGGAAACGTACTTATGAAAAAGTAGATGTAGATTATTTTGCCGTATGGGTTGAGAAATTTAAAGGTTTTTTTATTTTTAAAAATGATGGTACAAGATTAGCCGTTAGATTAAGTTTGACAAATGACTATTCAAAATTTTTTAATAACTTTGACTTTAAATAGTTTTTTCTTTCTTTATTCTTTTTCACTAAATGCACTGTATTCTTTATGGTGCATTTTTTTTGTATTTTTGTTTTAAATAATAAATTATGTTAGAAGATATATTAGAGTTTTTAGGAATCATAGAAAGAGATACTAAAAAGACAAAAGAAACAAAGGAACTAAAACAAGCATACAAGAAAAAAATTAAAAAAAATAAGTAATGAAATATTATAGTAATCCTTTAAATCGCTTTCATACACAGATCAAGATAACTGCAACGACTGGATCAGAGATAATCAATACGGCAACGGCTAAATCATATTTAAGAGTAGATACAAGTGCCGATGATACTTTAATTGGTCAAATGATAACACAAGCCAGGATTATAATTGAAAACTACATTACTAAAGACATAGTTGCTAAAACAAGAAAATTATATTTAGCGAATGTTGATGAAAGGTTTGTTCTTCCATTTTCGCCCATAGCTTCAATTCAATCAATAACTGTTGATGGAACTGCTACAACTGCATATACAGAATATGGGCTTGATGATACTATTATTGAACTTAATAGTTTGCCATCAAAAGAAGTTATTGTTAGCTATACAACGGCAGGAATGAATGATAGTTTTTTAATTGAAGCAAATCTTCAGCTTGTTTCAACACTTTACGACAATAGAACTGATTTTGTAATTGGTCAAAATGTAAATGATCTTCCTACAAATGTGAAAGAAATATTAAGTGGTTATAAAACGATGTTTATATAATGAATGCAGGGAAATTAGATACAAGAGTTTTGATTAAAAGACAATCTAAAACTGCTGATGGGTTTGGTGGGTTTTCATCTACTCTTGCAACTCAAACAACTATTTGGGCAAATGTAAACTACACAGGGGGTGATGTAGCAACGAAGAATGGCAAAAGGGATAGAAACCTTGTAATTGAACTTACTGTTAGAAAAAAAACTGCTGATGATATAAATACAACGGATCTGTTAGAAATTGAAAATGAAAGTGGACAATTTCAAATAAACAATATGTTTAATAGCAATTATAAGTATTACACAACAATAACGGCAACAAAAAGGGAGTAATGGATATTAGAGTTAATAAATCTGATCTTAGAAAAGTCAATAAAATGTTTGACAAGTTAGATGCACTTGGCAATAAAGGGGTTGATATGATAATTGACAAGAATGGATTGTTAATATCAAGAGATATAAAATTGCCACCTATTCCAGTTGATACAGGTAATTTAAGAAACAATGTTGTTTATAATGCAAAAGACAAAGCAATCGAATCAAAAGCACCTTATTCAGGGTTTCTTGAATTTGGTACAAGATTTCAAAAGGCACAACCTTATTTCTTTGGTAAAATAAACTTAGGATTAAAAAGGTTAATGTTAGATTTAAACAATGCAATTAAAAGAAGTTTAAGATGAAAGAACCAATAAGATTTATAAGACAAAAGATATTTACACTCTTAAATGGAAATGTAAGTTATGGTGGTGCAAATGTACCTGTATATAATCGTGTTCCATCTACTCAAAGTGAACCATATATAATTGTGTATTCTGCTGATTCTGCACAAACAAATCAAAATCAAAGTGATTTTATAGTAGAATGTATTACAAGAATCGAGGTGGTTACTTCTTTCTTTTCTGATGATGGTGGAGAATTACAAGTAAATGATATTGTAGAATCAATTTTAGAACTAATTAAGACATCTACAACAGATTACTTTGACCTTACATCAAACAATTTTAATGTGTTTACAAGCAACATTAATGGAGTTGCTTATAGTAATGATGATGATGATGAGAAAACTTATTACAGAGCAATTATTGACATTGCAAACAGAGTTCAACAAAATTAATAATTATGGCAAAATCTAAAAAAGAAAACTTTAGTACAAATATATCTTGGAAAGAAGCATTTGGTTCTGCAACTGCTAAAAAATTAAAAATCAAAAACACACCTAACGATGAACAATTAGCGAATATGAAAGTATTAGCAGAAGAACTTTTTGAACCTTTAAGAGAAAAAGTAGGTGAACCAATTATGGTAAATAGTTTTTTTAGATCAGAGGAATTAAATAGTGCCATTTCAGGTTCGGTTAGCACATCACAACATAT